TTTATATATAATAAATTATAATATTATATTCTAGATTATATATCTAGTATATATAATATATTAATATATATAATATAATATATGGACAAAAATGGAAATAAAATAGCTATGGGATTAGATGTTTCAACATCAACCATAGGTGTGTGTATTGTACTTGATGATGGTTCTGATTATGGAAAAATTTTAGAATTAACTCATATTAGTCCTAAAATTCCAAGTAAAATTAAAGGAATTGAATCATTATTTATCAAGAAAAAGATTTTTGAAGAATTTATTGTAAAATTTAAAGATTTTGGTATTGATGAAGTTGTTATTGAAGAACCTCTATTGAGAAGTAATAACGTTAATACTGTCGGTACATTGTTACGCTTCAATGGAATGATTTCAGACTGTGTATACAACATCTTGGGTATAGTCCCACACTATATTTCTTCTTACGATGCAAGAAAGTATTCTTTCCCAACGCTAATGAGTATTAGAAAGTATGGAAAAGATGAAAAACAATATGATTATAAAAAAATCAAAAAAGAAATTCAACAATGTAAGATGGTTCTTTTTGGGGATTATCCATGGACTATTGATAAGAAAACAGTTATTCAAGGGAATGTATCTGAACTTTTCCCAGATGTACCTTGGATTTATAATAAAAAGGGAGAATTAAAGAAAGAGAATTTTGACGCATCTGATGCTTACGTAGCTTGTCTTGGATACTTAAATAAAGAAAAATACGGAGAGTTAGATATGAGAGTTGAAAATATCCAAGAGATTGATAAGGGGATTAAATACGATGTGGTTTATTGGAATAAACGTTTATCAAGAATTACATATTGCGATAAAAAATAAAAGAGAACATATTTTGTTCTCTTTTTTAATTAATAGTGATATATCTCTTTTGTTAATTCATCGTTATGTTCATCTGTTTTTAAGAATTGTTTAACAGATTCTTTTTCTTTATTATTCTCAAAATTTGATTTATTATTATAATCTTTATCGCCAGCTATTGCACTATTGATTTTAGTTATATCATAATAAGCTCCTACAGCGTAATGACCGTTAGCACCATATGCTACAGCTTCCTCATCAAGATTTTGAATCATAGCACGATATAAATCATTTTCTTTGTAAATTCTCTCACCCATGTTAATTCTGAATTTTAACAATAAATAGTATCTCAAATTTGTTTCTTCAACTAAAATATTGTATTTTTGCACCAAAAAAATATATGCTACCAGAATTATACGATATATATCATATCCTTTCATCTTTCCTCGGAGAGTGTAAAAATGGGTTTGATGGAGATAATATGCAATTACAATTCCCTTGTCCTCGATGTGTAGAGAGAGATGGAAATGGAGAGGTTGCAAAACATAATTTAGAGGTTAATCTTCAAAAACAAGTCTTTCAATGTTGGAAATGCGCTTCTCAGGATGAAGATATGAAAGGTTCTATAGTAAAGCTTATAAAGTCATATGGAAACGAAGAGATTTTAAAAGATTATAAGCGTGCTATAAACTCTCTTAGAGAGAGCCGTATGTATCGTTTGAATTATAATGATGATGATTTCAATATTAAGGATAAGTCTGATGAAAATAAAGAGTTGTCATTACCATCTTCATTTAGACCGCTTGTAAAAGACCACTGGTATCCAACAGCTGTCATGGATTATCTTTCAAAAAGAAATATTAAATGGGATATAATTGAAAAATATCACATCGGTTTTAGCCAATATGAAAAAGATAATTGGCGTATGGGTAATCGAATTATTATACCTTCTTATGATAAGTACGGGGAATTGAATTACTGGACAGGACGTGATTATACAAATAAACCTAATAAGCAAAAATATTATAATCCTAAAGTAGATAGAAAAAGTATTATATTCAATGAGGAACTTATTCAATGGGATGCTGATATAACACTTGTTGAAGGTCCTTTTGACCATATAGTAGTACCAAATTCTATTCCTTTACTTGGAAAGGCATTAAACGAGCACTTTGAGTTGTACTGGGAGATAATTAAACACGCTAAAGGTAATATCAATATATTCCTTGATGGAGATGCATTTGAAACAGTTCAAAAACTTTACTCTACTCTTAATCACGGACGACTATATAATAAAATACGTTATATCCCAACCCAAGGTATTTATGACCCCTCTTTAATATACCAATTAGGTGGAGAGAAAGCAATCATACAATACTTAAGGGCAGCTACCAAATTAAGAGAGAATATATGAAAAATGAGAGCGTTTGCTCTCATTTTTTTTACACGATTTGAATTGTTATTTTTTCACCTTTAGAACTTGCTTTTTTAAGTATCGGGTAAAGTTTCTCAAATGCTTTTTTGCTTTCTATCACTTTACCAACAACTTTATTATAGCCAACTATAATACAACCATATGAATCATTCTCATCATTACCTGTATGTATTAAAACACCATCAAACCCAGGTACATTTAATAGACGTGGCACTTTACCACCACACAATGCTTTAAAATATGGTTTCTGACCGAATTTAGTACTCACAACATTAAGTGTTACATCATAAGTACCTGAAGGTATAGCTGTCTGTCCATAAACTTTCTTTTTCTTAATGTCATTTAATGGTGTATTCTGTGTTAAGCCTCTATCTTTATCTTCTATTGTATCACACACATAAACATCATCTACATACAATTTTCCAATTGTATACTTTTCTTTCTTACCTACTCTTTTTACTAAAATCTTCATTGTATTTTTTTATAATAAATACTAAAATACTTGTTTAATAAATATTTTTTTTGTATTTTTGCCAAAATTAAAAAAGTATACAGTATGATTAAATGTGTTATTCACACCGCAGATATTCATATACGCAACGTAATGCGTCATGAAGAATATTCTGAACAACTTATGAGATTCATTAATAAAAGTAAAGAAATTGCTTCTAAATATGATAAAGATGAAGTAAGAATAGTTATTGCTGGTGATTTAGTACATCAGAAAAATAACATAAGTAATGAGTTGTTTAGTTTTACAAGTACATTCATTAGAGCACTTGAAGAAATTGCTAAAGTTATTGTCATCAGTGGTAATCATGACTTAGTGGTTAATAACATTAATAGAGAAGACACTATGTCTGCTTTGTTTACCACCGCATGTTTTCAAAATACAATTTTTCTTGATAGAGAGTTAGATTACTGTAGTGGAGTATATCAAGATGATAATATTCTATGGGCATTATATTCTATATATTCAGATTATTCAAAGCCTGAAATACCTAAAGATGTTAAAGATTTAAAGGTTATTGGATTGTATCACGGAACTGTAGTCGGAAGTCAAACGAATAGTGGTAGAATTATGGAAATTGGAAACGATGGTGATATTTTCTCTACATGCGATGCAGTTATGGCTGGTCATATACATATGAGGCAAGTTTTAAAGAGGAAAAATACTGAGATTGTATATCCTGGTTCATTAATACAACAAGACTACGGAGAAACAATTAGTAAACATGGTTTTGCTGTGTGGGATATTGAGAAGATGACACATAAATTTGTTAATATTGATACTGATTATGGTTTCTATAATATAGAAATTAATAATATACAAGATTTGGAAGAAGACAAAGAAACACTGGTTAACCAATAACCAGTGTTTCTTTATTTAGATTATTATCACTAAAAACTACTTCAAGAATAGTCCCTGCAGGAATCATCTGTTCCATGTATGGTATTACTATATCTTTCAGATATTTAACTTCACACAATCCTTCTCCTGTATACCAATCACTATGTAAATGGAAACGAATTAAAAGACGTTTATTATTAACTATCTGATTCGTTACACTATCCCCGTCAAAACCAATATATGATTTGGAAGTTACTTTCTTCCTATTATATGTTTCATCATTAGTTCCTCTTTCTCCATTTAATATTTGGTTGAGAGCGTACGATTCAACAAGATTTGTACCATGACGTTTAACATTGTTCTTTACAACATTTTCATCATCTGTATAGATGTGATAGTGTCCATTAGGTGATAAGTAATTACCAAAATAGTGTACCTTTTTATCAGTAAACAAATATTTGTCGTAATTAACCACGCTATCATTACTATCAACTAATCCTGTAAAACCGATAGGGTAAACATTAGTCGCAATATCATTTAAACCATCACGATAACATCTGTCATCAAATAAATTATTTTCATAAGCATATTTAAATAAATTCTTGAAATATTTAAAATACTCATGACCACAATCATATTTCATATTACCGCAATGAGGATTATTACCTTTAAAATAATCTGTTATTGCATTAAGTACAAAATATTCAGCATCACCAGTTGTTAATCGTCTCCAACCAGAAGACCACGCTTGGTTTGTTTTGTCATATGCTGTTATTGTTCTTGAATTTTCTGGTAAATCTAATTTGAAATAGTTTGTTAACTTATTATTTGCTTCTGTATTATCTTGCAATAAAGAGAATGTTACAACGTTATTCACATTTCCTTGTAACAAAATAAACTCATCTTTGTTTTTATCTGAAGTATTAATATAACATTTAATAGTTTCACCATCCTGCATGTCATATAGGTTATATGATATTTGCTGTAAATTTGAATTATAAGTTATAACGTAATCTCTTATAGTATTATCACCGACTTTTATTGTTCCTTGATTAACGGTGAATAAAACATAGTGATATTCATCTTCTTTTATTTTTTCACTATATACTTCATTTACATAACCATTTATGATAGCATAATTTCCACTAATATTCTTAACGTAATATACATCACCGCTTTCAAGTTTATCTTGATGAATGTTTACAAGTTCTTGAATACTATCTACAGATTTAATCGTTCTCAACGTTTCATAGTACGTTTTTAAACCCTCTGTGTTATTGGAATATATATTATCATCTTTATCCATTAAGAAACTAAATGGTTCAGAATTAAAACTTTCTATACGGCTGCTTAGCCAACCGCCATTCATTTGGAAGTAAAAATCTCCATCCATAGGTTCATTTTTACTAAAATATGGATAAAGTTTTCTTTTTAGTACTGGTTTGCCATCAGAATTAATATATGCTTCTTTGATTTTAGATGTCACACCACCACCACCACGTTTAAGGTAAGTTTTTGTACCATTCTCTTCTTCTACGTCTAAATAACTAACAGGTAGACCTTGGTAAGGTACATAATCAGAAATACCTGTGGAATGTGTATTAGTAGTATATTGATTATAATCTATGATTTTAGTAGAATTATACCAATCTATTTTATACATTTTGTTTACATCATCCCACTCTTCTTCTATAGGGTGAGCAAATGAAGTATATTCTTCTATTTCGTAGTCATACGGAACTAAACTATTCATTCTTTCACGCCCTGTTTTTCCACTACAACGTTCTCCATTTTCAAATAAGAGAGTTTTATCGTACCAGTTCTTACTTCTTAATCCAAATAGGCTTAATAACATTTCAACACCTTGAACAGTACCCTTATGCCTTAAGATATGCTTAGAATTTATTTTCAAGCGACGCATGAACTCGTTATTAAGTTCATCCATTGAGTATTTTCTATCATCTCTATAATCTCTAATAAAAGCATCTCTATGGATATTATTAGGATTCTTACAATCTCTTACCCAACCATCTTTTGTACACAACAATGCATATCCATTCTTAGTAGAATTTTTATAACTACCATAAGCATTTACTAAAAGTTCTTCGTCATGACTAAAAACTCTTTCTATAGGAACATTGTTATTAGAATGATTAAACTTTTCAGCTGATTCGTTATTAGTAGTTGATGGCAATAAAGTCTTTTTACCGTTCTTTATTTCGTACTCAGACAGTTTAAATGGCTTTATACTATTAACATCCCACCCGTCCAATTCTAACACGTCAGAGAGGAAATAATCGGGTATATTTGAAATTTGGTCATAGGTTACAGAATTTATATTATGTATAGAATCAATATAGGATTTTATTTCATCAAACTCCCTTGAGATAATTCTAAGAACTTTAGATAATTTATTACCGTTTCTATCTTCATTATCATCTGCATCTGAAGAATTTGTCCAATCAAAATTTTTAATAGCCTCATGGGTCATTGAACGATATAGATTATCACAAAAACGCTCGTCATAGAAAGCAGCAATATCAGCTAAACGAGATGTGTAATCATCATACAATGATGTCATACCAATTATATTATATCCACCGTAAGTTGTTGGAAATGTAAATGATTCTACCTCAGTATAATATCCAAAGTCATTTTCTTTAATTATCTGAAAAGAAGCTGTATATTTTGGTGTACTATTAGGATTTATGAGAATTTTCTCAAAAGAATCACATTCATTATAAAACTTGTTAAACCATTCTTTCTTTGGACGTATATGATAATCATTTTCCGCCATTAGTAAAAAGTTTTCTTTATCAAGCATATAATAAATTTCATCATTATTACCTAAATATACTTGTACTGTTAACTTAATACCACCTTCAAACGTAATAATAACATCCCCTAATTTATCACCATGACATGCACCTATTATTGAATCTTCTGTAACTTCACTTACTACTGAATCTATTTCTTTTGTAGAATTATAATCACCAATAACTAATTCATAATTCGATGCTCCACCATTACAAAAATATTTAAGAGGATTTTTTATTTCTTCATTACTAATAAATGTAGAATGTATATTGATATTAAAAGGATTATCAAGTAAGAAAAGTCCTTCTCCATCGTACAATGGGGTCGCTCCAATTATTTCTTTGTATTCACATTTAGCATCAATAAATTCTTGAGTATTAGGTTCACCATTATCGTTATAGTCATACTCTGTTAGTCTTGTTCTACTAAATGAATTTGTATGATAAGTCTTGTTATATTCTGGACTATTAGGGTCGGTATCAAGTATTTCTAAATCATATTCAACTTGGTTATTGTAATTAACAGCAAGTTTCTCTCCTAATTTAAGTTGTAAGGGAGAACCATCGTTCTGTACATTTTCGTCATAATAGTTTACCTTAATACCGACAATAGGTGCTTCATCATTTGTATAACCTTTTCTACTTGGTGCGAATAATTCACCAGGAAAACGTTTTAAAATATCAATTAATGATGTGCGTATTAATTCTGAACAAGACCCATAATAAGCAAATTCTCTTAAATCATAGAAATCTTGTTTTAAAACTATCATGTTTTCTGGAGAACTATCTACATGAGATTTATTAGTAATGTTCTTAACATTATTTAATGTCCATATTTCTCCATCTGAATTACTAACCCATTTTCCATTCTCTACAGTACGTGTAGTTGTGTTGTCATCATTAACAGTAATAATAAAGTTACCACTCTTATAAATGGGTGTTTGACCTTTAGCGAATTGATTTAATCCACCTATAGTTGTTATATCTCTTTCATTCACGACACCATCATTTACCAATTGGTGTCGTGTTTTCAAAACGTAATTAGAGTGACTTTTTATATAACCCATCTTTAAGATATTTTATCGTTTATTGTTTGAGTGAAATCAATATTATTTTCTCTTTTATGTTTAACTTCGTAAACAGGTTTACCTGTATATTGGTCTTTAAGAGTGAAATGTTCTGCTTGATGATATATCTCGTTATTTTGATTAAATGTTGATACAAGACCATTATCAAGGTCTCTTAATTGAGAGTTCTCTATCATCATTGATATTGTATCCATATCATGTTCAACCATTTCAATCTCTAACGCAATAGGTTCAAAAAACGTATTTACTAATATAATCTCCTGAGTTGGTTTTCCTATAAAAGGAGTTGCATTTGATTTAAAACTTGGTGCACTTGATGGTGATAAAGTTAAAAACACAAGGCTTGAACTTTCATTATAACGATAAGAGTAACTTTTATCACTGGATGTATTAGGAACTTGTACAAGTGGTTCGCATTTATTATTAGATGTAATGATACGGTACTCATTACGTCTTTCATTGGAATCATCCATAAAGATTACACGATATCCTACAAGACTATTATTAGATACTGCTTTTTGGCGAATGCTTTCATTAAGTTTTGTAGAATCTAATACAATTCCTCTTACATTAGGAAAAGCAGAAAGAGAACCGACATCGGTAATAATTGCCTTTATTTCTTTAGGTTTAATATAAACAGTGTAAAATCCCTTTCTTCCAAATTCAGATAAAGGTAAATGAATATTATACATACCTTCAACAACATCATCCTGTTCCCCATCATTCATTTCTCTTACAGCTGGTTTTAAAATAGAAGAATCTAATTTAATAAATTTTCTATTTTCAAAATCATCATAAGCACGTGATGGATGAAAAGTGTAATAAATATCTACCATATTAGATATTTCATCACTTTTAAATTGCATTGGTATTGTTAAACCATAAGTTCCTATTGCCATTGTATATATTTTAACTATCTATTATATTAAAGAAGCTATTTGAATAATTTTCCAAAGCTTCAAAAGAAGAAACTTCTCCTAACTTAATATGCTTGTCAAAAGCATAATTTATTCCTCTATCTATATAAATATTACTTTTTGTAATTTGCGGTGCTGAACTACCAAAACGATATTCTTCTCTGAAAAGAGGTAGAACAACTGAGTCATTGTAAGTATTCATATCTACGTATGTTGTTACTTTTCCCATTCTTGCATTTGGTAATGAGAAATGCGCCTTTGGACTTGACCATTCTCTACCATATAAATCAGACTTATTAAGTTCCTCTTTACGTACTATGTCATAATACCATACCAAAATTTTAGTTGTGGTAGATGTATTGAAAAATTCTTGTTTCTTAACAAACTCTACAGTTTCTTTAAATGTTACTCCATCTGAATAATTTTCTGGTATCACATACGTTCCATTATCTATCATTAATGTTGCATTTATATGATATGTTATATCACACATGATATGTTTGTCATCATTTAACTCTCCGACTTCTTCCAATACTTTATTTATAGCATTTATACTTTGCTTGTCGGTGTATTTATCACTTATTATTTTACCTTCTTTGTTAGTACAATAAAATGCCATATTGGATATTAAGTTACCATTGAACATCTTGTCGGCAAATTCATATTTCTCACCTTTAAGGACTGTCAGATTTGTTACACTATTGATATTGTAATATGGTGTTAATACTGTTCCTTCGACAGGTTGTGCATAGAGTGGGTTTGTTCCATTATTATCATTAATTTCCTCACCATTACTCCATTTAGTTTCCTTTAGCGGATTCAAACCATGCATTTCATTTCCTATATCGTCATAGTATAATACAGACGGTTTCAATAAGTCTATTTTGGAATCAGTATAACCTGTAATATAGCCAGCATCTTCTAACTCATATGTATGCACAATATTCAATCCATTCTCTAAAATTAAAATATCTTTACATGGTATCTTGTCTTTTATCACCTCTTTAGATTCTTGAATATTTTGAGTAAAACCATTTTCAATATCTCCATTCAAACCATTTTGAATTGTATATATTTTTTTATCTTTAACAAATAAATCTATATCATTTAAAGTAGTATGCGCATCAAATAAAGGGTATGTATATGATATGTTAGCATCTTTAAGTTTAACTTCATTATTATCAACAATAATGTATTCTCCATTATAATTAATAAGTTTACCCTCATTTATAGTATTGCCACTAATTTCTCCGTTTTTAGAGAAAGTATCTGACCCACCTATTTTGATGTATTCAGTACCAGTTCCTCTATATTTTTCAACTAAGAAAATTTTATTTCTTATTAATGAATTATTGGTAGTTTCTAACTTTACATATCTGGATGAAAAAACTGGGTAAATAACATTATTAATACAAACACATTCTTTTGATGAATATGGCAAAAATTCCGTATTTAAACGGTCTGCTAATACGTTTGTTTTTTCTACACTCGTTGAAGTTATTTTCTTATACTCTCCCTTATAATCTTTTAAAAGATAAGTATTCTCAAAGTAAAAATCTTTATTATGAGATTCTATATAGTAGTCTGTGTATGTAATCCATTGTTTATCATTATTTGCCGTTATATAACTATTACTTTCTTCATCCCATAAATTAACATTATCATTACCCCATACACGTTCTAAATATTTTTCATCAAATTTAAAACCATATAGTGTATTTTTCCCTTTCTTTTCCCTTGCTACATTCTGTGTATATTTTTTAATATCATCGTTTGGTTTTAATATATAAGGTATACCATCACGTATGACAACTGTGCCATATTTTGTATCGTCCTGTGTATTTCTATAATCTACTCCAGGAGTCCAATCATTAGAAAAAATAGACATTTCTCCCATATTTTCAATACTTTGTAGTATTGGAATAGAATGTATTGAAATAGGTGAGAGATTAGGGTATAATTCATACAGCTGAGCTAATTTCTCAGCTTTATCATTTGCGATATTTACCCATTCCTGAAGAAGTGTAGCTACTTTATTACCACCTCTCTTAAAATACTCTTCGCATTCGCAACAGTTTGGATTATCCACACATTCTTCATGTGAAGTATAATTACCATATAGTCTCATCTTTGATGAAAACCATTGATTCCACTTGATAGCATCACCAAACCAAAGAAATGATGCGTTCCAAAAATCTTTAAATTCAGATGGTATGTAGAACTGAAGGAAAAAGTTTTCTTTTATATATTTGAAAAGTCCATCATCTACAGCTACTTTCGATATATTCAATTCTTCCGTATTATAACCATGTATCAAGTCATTGTCTTTAATAACGACTTTTCCAGCATGATTAACAAAGAATTTGTCCATGTCTTCATATGTACTTCTTTTGTTACCATAAAGTAGTTTATCGGAATATTTTCCACTAACCTCTGAATCGTAATAATCTACAGCTGATTTATAAGCATGACTACATGTACCGTGATTATTCAATAAGTCATAATATTTAGTAAAGAAGAAAAACCAATCATCTAAACGACGATAAGAAATCATACAATCATATTGGAAACTTATATTATTTTCTGTTATACTTGCATCTTTGTTTTTTTTGAAAAAATCTGCTAAACTAACATTCATAGGTATCATACCATAATTGTTAGCTTTCTGATAATTTCTTGCTGCAATAGCATCTTTAGTAAATACATGATATATACCGTTTTTATCAAATGCAGGTATAATACCAGGTATACGTGATGTAAATGTTTCCAAAGAAACTGTTGTATGTATTTTTTTCATTTTTTACTAATCCTCGTTCTTAATTTTCATTTCAAACAGATTAAACTGTAGTTTATCACCTTTACTCTTAATTGCTTCTGGTGATATATAATTAGTATCTACATAATAAGAATAACGTTTATTTATGTTGTCATAAACAGCAGTTAATGGAATATATGTTTGTTTATAAACATCCTTTAAAGATACTCCGTTCTTTAACTCACTCAAATCTTTTTCATTATTTAATTGTAGTACATGACCATCTAAAGATGTTGGAATATTAAACGTTATCGTTTTACCTAATCCAGCATGATTAAACTCTACTTTCATAAATATTTTTTCTGGATGTAACGAAGTAGCGTAATCTCTAAACATGTAGATATAAAAACCTTCAGATGAATTGTTGTTTTCATATTTGTTATTTACCACGAAGCGAGAACTTAATCTTCTTTCATCATCCCATTTATATTCAAGGTTTTCTTTAGTTACATTATAGCAAACCTCTGTTTTAACACCAATATTATTAGTAAAACTATTTACGTCTTTATCAACATTGTCATACATGATATCTTTACTAATTGCTGTCATATTATTCATGTACTTTTTAAATGTCCTACTCTCATCAAAGAATATTGTAGATGTAGCCAGTAAATTTTGCGTTAATGGATTAATACTATCGTAAAAAGATAATCTTAGGAAACTTTTAGCTAATTTATCCTTCTGATAATATACATCATTATTTGTAAAGTACATAAGTCCCAATAAGTCAGATGATTCCTGTATTTTTTTACCATCTGTGGCTAATAAATGCTTGTAAGGTTCATAATCTGTTATAAACCAATTAGAATTATCATGTTCAATAGAGTTTTTTCCTCCGTCCTCTATGATTTTCCAACTTTCTTCGTCTCGTGTTCTAAAATGTAGATTAAATTCCATTGCACGGATACTTTTAAACATCTGATATCCGTTCTTGTCTAATTCAATTTTACCATTTTCTCCGATTATTGGATATACAGGATAATATACCTCTTTTTCCATATCAACAATATTGGTGATAACATTTCTTCTTTCACTCGTGAAAAATTGATTTTCACTTATATCACTGTGTAGAGGATTGCCACCATTGGTATATGTTAATGGCAATGTTATTCTACAAAAAGAACTATGACCAAAAATGCTGAGTTTATTATTTAAGTTATAATAATCTTGAGAGGTATTAATAACATCATTAACATTAGACGCAACCCATGGAAGTTCTACTGTTATCTTTCTGTCACCAAAAATTTTACTTTCAGTTTCAATTAAATAATTGTGCTTATTTTCTATCAGCAAGTGATTAAGATAAGTGTTTATCGTATTGTATTCTTCTTTAGAAAATACATCTTTATCTAAATCTGGTATACAAACTAACGCAGAAGAACCTGCTTTGTCAGTAACTCTCATTCTTATTCTTCCTCTACCATTCATTTTAATAGTAGTTCTCTGACCAGTTTTGTCAAACGCATATCTTTCATCATCTATTATGACTCCATTATAATGTTTTATATCATATGATATGTTACTATATTCTCGCCCATTTGGTATGTTATATAAACGTTTAAACGTAGCCCCATTATTAGCTATTTCACCCTCTAATTTAACTCCGTATACATCTATATAGGCAATACTCCCGTCTTCGTATCCATTGGGGTAATATACATTAAACTCTTCACCATTGATTATAGCGGTATCACAACACCTATTATCTATCCAATATTTATTATTCTCGTATAGTACATATCTTTTTCCAGATGTAGAAGTAAATAAAGGTAACTCAAATTCTCGTTCAGACGAAAACGATAAGAAAAAAGTGTCATTTATATTTAAACTATGTCTATCATTATAAACATACACTATTACCTGTTCAGTGCTATGTGAATTTATCAACTGTTCATGAAATGGATAAACAGTACCATCTAATTCTATGAAAATATCTTTTGCACGTAATTTATCAATATCAGTATTAGATGCAGTATCTCCAGTCATAGGAATCCTGCTATTTTCTGAATCGTTATAATTTAACAGAAAAGCATCTATCCAAGTTTTTACAAATGTTTTCTGACCATTATTATCCATACGCATTAAATTAACATGACACCCTATTTTACTTGTACCGTTATCGTCTATTTTAGTAATATAGTATTTGTTATCTTCATATACACAAAATAATGAATATTCACCACCAGTTATCGTTTCAACTTGTAAAAATTGATTCTCTGGACGTTCTATCTTAATTTTTTTAACTTTAAAGTAATATTCACGTTTAAAAAAATGTACGTTTACATCTGAAAAGTAACCTGTATCATCACCTTTAACGACATAACTATTTTTATCACTATCTGTTTCAATACGATACTTGACACCATTATATTCAATAATACCGTCTTCAATCCAGAATGGGACTTTTATGTTTACACTCGAATCGTTAGTTAAATAAACTTTATAATTTTCTATATACTTATATGGTATTAGTTCACTTTCTTCATCAACGGTTATATCGTTATAATAAGGTAATACTATAAACTTCCCATTGTCATCTTGTTGAACATAACAAAAATCATTATTGTAATAAACGTACTGAATGTTGACGTTATCTTTATTATAAGTTTCTACTTTAAAAGTAGTATCGACAAAACATAATCCTTGTCGTGTATGTTCACTCCACTTAATATTACACTCTGAAGTTTCGTAAGAGTTTTTTAATATAACAGTATTAATACTACCGACTGTTATATTAGAGTCGGTAGTACCAGTTATATAAGTTAAGTCATGAGATACAAAAAGTTCTTTAAAGGGTATTTTGGTTAATGTATCTCCCTTTCCTAAACGACAAGAATATTTTAACATACAATATCTTCAGCTTTTACATAATTATTTTTATCTTCATCAGAAATAACTGAACCTGCTGGGTCATAAGGTGCTTGAGAAGCCCACATACCAAAGCTATCGAATGGGTCTTGTCTTCTCAATTTTAAATTGATTGGTGTGTTAATATAAATAGCACCATTTGTAAATGGATTAATATTATTACTATTTTTATTATCAAAACCATCTTGAATAATATCTCTCCATCTAATAGCACATGAACCGTCTTTTGCTATTGTGTAATAGCTTGGTATTAATAGATTGCTCACGTTGAATAAACGGTATCTCAACTTTAGCTGAGAATCGCCAGCAGTTATTATTGGTATTTCATTATTAACAACCTTAATTTGTTTTCCATTATCTTCCTTATAAAATATACATGAAAAAATATAATTATCCATGATTTTTTTAACAACACCTCTATAAATAATCTTCTTGTCTACATCATACATAACGATGCTGTCACCTTGTTTTAATCTATGTTCCTGTAATGTTTTAAAAGTACATTCATCGTTGTTTGTAACAAGTGTACGTATTCTTAGAATTTCAGGGTGTATCTCTTGTAGATTACCAAAACTTCTAAGTCTTATTTCATAATGTGGCTTATAGTAATACCCTTCTTTTTTTTGACAAACTTCATTTTTACTCTTCGTATCTATTGCAAATGAAATAGGATAACCACCTTCATTACTCTTATCTTCTAAGTCATAATCATCACTTACAATTTCGTCATAGAAATACTTATTAAAATATGGATAAGCCCTATCACGTTTATATACAAGTTCTCGTTGTGCTGTGTTAAAACGGAAAAGTGCATCGTCTACAATAGACTCTGTACAAGAATGATTGTCGTAACACACAAAATCACCATAAAAATGAACATCATTCTTAACATCTATTTCATCCTCCTCTGCTATTGAAACTGCACCTGCACCTCTTTTATTGATATTTTTGATTGGTAAACCTGTTTTATTATCTATATTGTTTACATTCGTAATACTTGTGTAGTTAAAATTAATAGCTTCTTCACTTTTATGAAATTGAGCCGATAATTTGCCAAAACAATGAGAATACTCAATGCTATCATGAAGAATATTTAATTCCTTCTTATATGCGCCATACCAATACTTATATCCACTATTATTCTTTAATATTGTAAGATAAATAGAAGTTAAAGGTCTTCCGAGATTATCTTTCAGACCATTAATATTAACGTCATCTGTATATACAATTTCTCCTATTTGGTCCGAATAAATATTTTTAGCAAAAGCTAACTTAGAACAATGATTTTCAAAATCATATTGTGGCTTTTGGTATTCTTTAATAAGCCTACCATCATCTTTATATATATCTTCTTCCGATGCTGACGTTTCTGCAAACCTAAAATTAGGTATACGTGAAAAAATTCTTACATAATATTCACATTCTACACCATAGTTTACTTTTTTAAATGATATGTTTAGAGAACTATCATCTAAGTTAACACGTTTATTAACTATTCTGTATTCTTTTCCATCTAATATCCTACTTACAATATTCCCGTGATGAGTTATCCTGTATTTAGTTCTATCTAAATCATTAATCTGTACCCACTCTTTTCCAATCAGCGTGTTATTATTCTCAGTAATGAAGATGAAACTATCAAATACTTTCTTAACTTCTACTGATGGGATAATTAACTCATCCCCATTATAGATATTTACTCTGTCACCTTCCGATAAACCATGTTTCGCTGAACTATAGAAATTAATTTGTCCAGAACCATTGTCTGATTTGGTGTTTTCATCAAAAAGAACAATTTTTATTGCCCCCTTACAATACCCATCTTTTTCTCCTTGTCCTAAGAAATCTATACCTTCAATTGTAGAACTACTTGGATAAGTTAAACAATATTCCCAGTTTTTCTCAATACGGTTTTTATAAGGGTTAAATTTTGGAACAAAGCTGTATAGGTCACGTCCTGGATACATATCAATAAAATCACCTACATTATAATTTATCAATGTTCTATTAATATTCAACCCATTACATTTATCGCTATTCTCACAAAAGGTATTAATCTTAGCTCCGTTATTAAACCCAAACCATCCGTTGTAAGTTTTTCTTAATTTTGTTTCAAGTGTGGTATCATAAGAAGATATATCATCATATGTATATACATGAAGCTTTTTCTTTTTTCTTCCACCAGCAATATTAGCTGAAACAGGATACATAATATCATCAATTATTTCTTCTCCGCTCCACGTTCTCATTGTGTCAGATAATGTGTTGAAATTAGGGTGTAATTTATTCTCCTTAGAAACTATCTGACATATTGCCTTAAAAGTCTTACTTCTCAACAAATGATTGTTAAAAATATCCTTTCCACAATGATATGTTAAGTAGCCAGATAATTGCGTATCCCTAATAGCTTCTAATGTATATGTGTTTTTATCTTTTTTTTCATCATACCAACTTGTTAAGTTTGCACCTTTATATAAAACATTCTCAATTTTCCTCTTACCTAAATTACCTTCATCCCCATAGTTCAAAAGATATACGTCATCACTACCCTCATTTCCTACGATTTCCGTCATACTATTATTTAAAACATTGGTACATAACGTATTGACCTGAAAAGTGAGTCTATAACGTTGACAAGAGTTACGTTCGTCTTGATAAAGTTGTAAAGTGTCCAATACACCAGTCATTTCACTTGGTGGCAAGAGTTTTCTCCTACCACCAATGAAAATATCTGAACCTACGCTTTTATTAACGCTTTCTTTACTTCTAAATTTTTCTAAAAATGCTTGCATAAATTTCCTAAATAAACTTATCAGTATAAATCTTATAAACAAAACCATTTGGAGTAGTCATATAAACGAAAAATGGTCTACTCTTAGTTATTTTTTTAACGTCCTTAGTCATTCTAAGTGTTAATACAACATCGCCAGAATTAGATTTACTATAATCATAGTCTAAATGTATATAATCAGACAATATTGCCGTTACTACAGGCATATTATGTTCATCAACAGAATATTCCTCCGTATAATAACGAATATTGAAATCTAAACCTTCTTTATACATGAGTGAAAGATTTATCTTAGTACTCAAACGTATTACAAGAGTTTCGTCATTTTCAAAATCAAAAGTAACATCAAAATCTCTTGTATCAATAGGTTCACTGAATGAATAAACCTCAGCACTTCTCGTTATATTATTTGTATTTGACTCTACGCAATTAAGAGGTGTTACAATGGTAGATACCTTGTTACCGAAGTCATAATCACATACAAACTGTGCCGATAACAAATCTTTATCTGTTAAAAGAAGACTGGTACCTCCTCCATCACCCTTTAGATACATTTTATGAGTTTGATAAAAGTACGTAGTCTTATTATCTTTCTCTCTAAATAAAGTTAAAAACTTTTGTTTTACTCTATTTTTTAATTTATCTAAGAAATTAATTCCTTTGATGAAATCGGGCACATCTAAACTGTTAATTAATGCAAATTTAGCCATATCATCATAATATTCTATTATACTGTCAAGTCCTATTTTGGAAGTTTTTGCAGCAGCATAAACACCTTCTTTTTCTCCAAAAACAAATGGTAGCATTGGATAAATATCACTTTCAGAATCTGAAGAAGATGAGAAACTAAGTGTAAATTTTTGAGCTCTTAGACCAGCTCTTCCACCACGTCCATTTGGTACTCTAAATAAGATACTATAGTCATCTTCATTTGTAGAACCAATAATAGGTGTTACAATATTAGAGAAATTACCTTTAAAAGTACATTCCTCACCTCTTTTTGTAATTGCGCTTACTATCGGCGAATTGTTATCTTCCGTATTTACTTCTGACTTTATGTCATACGAGCAACTTGTAAAAGATAAATTAATATCATTTTTTGTGATACCATTTAAAGTGAACTCTTTTTTAGATGGGTAAGATGTAGGAAAACTTTCATTATTATCAAAAGTAAATACATTAGTTTTATCTACTCCATTGATTGACACTTCATAGAATTTACGTTTATTACCATCTACAGCACCATTCCATATCAAATGTCCATCATTTCCATAGCTATATTCTAATTTGCCGTTTGTATCAACAATGTTATAATTTTCATCATAATTTAAAACTATACCATTATAGATTGTACCACAGATAAATCCATTTTGCCAGTCCTTAGAACCGTTTATTAAACCATCTGATTTGAACAAAGAAGGGGTTACAAAGTAGTATTTATAATCCATTCTTCTATCCAATGTCATATATCTAAAGTATGGTTTTGAAGAATTACTTGGTACAACAGCTAATCCACCATGTGTGTTATCGCTTCTTCTTAAGTCACCAGAATCTTGAACAATATAATTTGTGCCAACATTTATTACAGGTGTATTTCCTATTTGACCGTTAAATGGGTATGACATAGCTGGTATTCTTTGGTAAGAATTAAAACTTTTGCTCTTACCACTTTTCTTTATACCTGCATTGTTTGTAAAGGCAGCTATATAGTTACCACTATAATCTCTACCACCTAATTTAGGGTTTAACTGACCTGTAAAGTTATTATTATCACGTTTTTTTGCACCATTATAGTTACTACTAACAATGTTAGGTAAAGACTTAGCAAACACAATAGAGTATATATTACCTAACGCATAATTGTTGATTATACCATTATCACTTAAGTCTTCGTCATCCTCATACATTGGTGATAAAGTTCTTACAGTAGTAGGTTTCTTCCCACCAACTGTTTCAATTGAAAGAGTTTTTAGACTCTCGTCATTGAAATATTGAGTATGTAATAATTTAAACATATTATTCAATTTATAACTAACCTTGTTAAGATTAGTAATAGTTACATCACCTGAAAGATTTATGTAATCTTCCCACTCTAAATTACTTGAAGGGTATGAATATACAGATGGGTCATATGAATAAATCCAACCATTTATTTTCTTTAGTGAATTATCAAGAAATTGATTATTCATTGGATATCCATATTCATGATAGAAAGTACTTGAATAACCTGATTCCATAGTAACTAACTCATGTCTTCCTAAGAGAGTTCTTAATGGAACATCATTTAATAAAACATCAAAAGTTTCTCCATTTTCAATAGTTATTGATGTCATTGAATATGTATAACCTATATGTCCTTCATCCTCTACTTCTTGTACGTAATCACTGTTACAAGACTGAATTAAACCGATATTATATACATCTGGATAAAACATATTGAAATCAAATTCCCATACATTATCAATTTTCTCAGATTTATTTACTCCATTCTTATCTACGTAATCAACTGTGTAATCACGTTGTTCAAATGATACATAGGGTTTTTCAGTATTAGATGTTGTTTCGTTATATGAAAGTCCTGCCAGTCCACTTCCATTAACAGGTTCTATCGTTAAATAAACAACCTTTTCGATACTTTTATCTTTACTTGTGAAGTGGTTTACTGTTATTTCATAACACATTACATGAGAATTATTATCCATTTTAAATGCCTTTTTAACAACCTCTGGTATATCTTTTAACAAATTGATATTATTTTCACTTGTCAATACATATTCATCACCATCAATCATTATGGCACTTACTTTTATCGAGCCATTTAATTCATTACTAATTATATTATTTTTACTACTTTCGTTTATTTGAGCTGACTGTTTTTCTTTCTCCTGAGTATCTGTAGATGTAGCTTCTGAACTCAGGTATCTTCCACCTAATCCAGACGCTTCGTAAACGAGGTTAATACCATCATTTGAAAGTCTAACTGATTTAGTAACGGAACGTCCATTAGCGTCTGTAATTTTGATTCTATACAAATTATTTTTTATCAATGAATCATTAATAAATCCATTTCCTTTCTCTTTATTACTAAAAATAGGTGTGCCATCGTCTTTTACTTCACAACCTATACCTATGTACTTGTCGTTTTGTTCCTCTACAATGTCACCAATTAAGTTTCCATAATAATCGTATACCTCATATGAATAAGGCATAGCAATATTGTTTACATCAATGATAATGTAAGCAAAGTCTTCTGGTTTTGTAGGGCAACTACTTAACGATTTGAATTTTACATTACTACTAAATGGGTATTTCTTGTCACTAAAACACTCTGCAAAGAATTGTTTATTAAATTTATCCAATGCAGTACTTCCTGCTTTTACACCAAAGTAAAAGTAGAAAGAATTATTATATAACGGAAAACTAACATGGGTACTATTTGCTACATAGAAGTGCCATAAAGATGGTTTTTCAGAACCATATCTAAACTCCATGTAGGATTGGTCTGGATTATCATATTCGCCCTGTTTAAACGAATTTCTATTGACAAATCTATCCATTGACGTTTGCATTTTTCCATCAAAGTTTACAGGATATAGATACTTTAATTTGTTGAAATAATATCCTGTATTTGAATCCATTACATAGTTTTCTACATTAGGTACAAATCCTACATGATTTAATGTTGCAAACATTGCTCTGGATTCATAATCATCTATCTCCAATTTTGTAATCATGCCATCAGGTCTAAACTCTCCCCATGTATTCTCGTTTACACCATATTGTACACGATATGACATATCATAAGATACGCCTAATTCAGACATTCTTTCAGCATTAATACAAGATTTTGGAGAAGAAGAAACACTCTGACATTCAAGGTCCATAAAAAGTCCTTTTTTATATTGTACCTCTCCATCTTTTTTAGCACCATAACCCCAATCCATACCAGTTGTTATGTATGAACCAACATCCTCTTCGTCATCGTTATTTATGCTTTTTGTATCATCAATTTTATTTTCAGTTATAGTTGCAATAGGAGGTATATTACTTGTAGTAGACGGAAGATATTTAAATAATTGTGGTATACCGTGTAAATCGTTTTCATTTAAACTTCCAAGTAATATAATATCGGTAGCATATAATCTTACATATTGCAAAGGAGTAGTGATTTCGTTAGGCTTATTCACTCTATCTCTTGGAGTACCAGGAGTGTAATAATATATGTCTAATTTTTCTTTATTTAAAACATTTTTTATAATACCACTGCTTAACCATGCCGAATCACTTTTCTTATGCATACGCATAGAATATACATCTTCAATAGGTTTTAATGTACTTACAGAAACTTTGTCATCATTTTTTTTAGACTGATAAGTTAGTTTACAAGCATTTGACAACTTAAGTCTCTTATAGTATGTAGAACATGAACAAAATTCGTTTTTTGCTCTACTATGAAAGAGTCCAAATAAGAAAGACTTTTTCTTTCTTTTACGCCATCTCCACAAAGGCATATAAAGTGTTCCATTTAACCAATCATTATAGAAATCCATTTTAGCAACTTCATAATCAGTAGCCAAATTTTGCTGTATGATATCTATCATAGTATGATTATCAGACTCTTTCTTACAGTTTGGAATACTATCTGGACATTTAGCTTTATCACAAGCAACGTGGCTACTTTTACCGCAATTACAGCCAGGATAATATGCTATATTTCCTTCACCAGCTAAGCCTGCACCAAAAGATATACAGCCCCATGGGAACAACCATGATAAATCAAAAAGTTTAACTTTAATAATTGGTACCCTTACAATGAGAATATAATCAATTAAAGCTACAAGTATTGTATTAATTGCACTAATAATACCAACAAGTATTGCTATAATAGTACATAATACCATGTATGAAAAGTGTAAATCAAATCTTAGGGTATTAAAAGGTGCTGGATTGTGATTCTTTATTATATTAGTTGCCTTAATACCACTGTAATGTTTAGTGGTGTTACCAGAGGCTGTTTGTATACGTGGTATATAATTTTTCACACTATATACCTTATTCCAATACATATCTCTAAAACAATTATCAGGAGTAGATGAACCGAACTCAAAATAATTATCCAAATCAGTACCATTTTTCACTGTTGGGATAGTATAATCTTTACCCTCTAATATTTCAGGATTATTTGGAACTAAATACTTAGCTGTATGCCTTGAAAAGCCTTCATCACCTGTTTCATGTTTACTGATTCTGAAACGTACTCTCGTTCTTGTAGGGATACCTTTACTTGGGTTATTTGTTGGAACAATATTACCATATTCATCAGTACCTACATAATCAAGATTCATAGGAATTTGATAACAGAAAACTCCATCTGAATCAATTAGGCGGTTTCCCTGTATCTGTACTTCCTCCGTGAGACCATCGGTGGTCTTGCGTATCATCTCTATTGTTCCTTCTCCAGCAATTAACTGCTCGTTATATCCATTAAAAATATTAGGGGTACATCTATGTTCGATAGAATTATTAGAGTTGTCACTTACAACTGAACCCATGAATACACAAGTTGGTTCAAACTTATATTTAATTTGAACATCTGCACGAGTTATAGCTACTATACCATTATCTTTATCACCCCAGAATGGATGAACAAAAACACTTTTATCTTGAGAAAAAATCTGAGCGAGATTGTCAAGATTTGTACTACTCTTAAACTGAGAAGCGTTATCGAATTGCGTTATATTATAACCTTTATATTCAAAATCTCTTGGCTTTTGTGATAACATACCAATATCCGATAAATCTATATCAACATGAATTTGTTGTGTACCTACTGGCACACCAAATATCATATAATCACCAGCTTGGTTAGTCACCGTAGTATACTTCCAATATTTATCATAAATTTCAAGCTGTATATCATTATCCAAAAGATATGTTTTGTTAGGGAATGTACCAACCACTCTATAACAATCATCATTACCTTCATTTGGTAATATATTATAACGTCTTCCTTCCTTATCTCTTGTTTGATTTGAAGAATAAGGATATATTGAAGCTATTTCGTTATCTTCTCCGTCATCTTTAGGTATAAAGATAGAAACTTTAGCATTTGGTATACCAAAGGCATCATTAGCCAATACTCGTCCAACTATAACACCATAGTTAGACGAGTGTATTCTGTATGCATTCTCCTGTGTCATTGACATGGTTAAGACTTCCATCATCTCGAAGTCTTGCTTCATGTTCACCTGCAATACAGTATCACTATTTATGTTTGTTTTAACTCTATACTTCTTCTCCATTCTTAATACCGAGGATTGTTTTTATAAATTTATCAGACATTCTAAAGTAAGCAGCACCATTGAAAATAAAGTTGTATATTACTACAATCAAAACGATTGGTATACATACTATACCAATGACTATTGTAAATAACGTCATTAAAAAACGTTTAGTATATCTTATTAACTTATCAAGACTATTTTCATTAGTTGGTACTTCACCATAAATTTCTTGCATTTTTCTTGCACCCTTACAATTACACGACATATATTTCCTTTTTAAAACATTATTATTTTATTTTTGCTCTGACTTGTATATCTGTTGCGATGTCTAATATTTCATACATTGAGTTATAATCACCGTACAGAACTTTATCCGAAGCATTTAAATCTAACTCTTCCGCAAATGAGCCTTCTGCATTCAATTTAAATCCTAATCTATTAGACTGACCACACACTGTTGTTTCAGTATATCGAGGAAGCGGACATTTATCAGAACTATAGACACCATTATATATATTCCAAACCCTCAAGTCTATTAAGTTTATAACCCCATCAAGTTGACTAATAGATTTTTCTAAGTCTCCAATAAAAATATCTTCTCCCATATCGTGTTTTTCAATATCCATATAATCAGCTATCATATTGATAATTGTTGAAACAACTTCAGATGTATTATAATTTTTATCTACAAATACATCAACTGAAAATCCGACATCATATATTTTACCACTTTTTATTTCAATATAATCATTAAGAGATTTATAACCCTCCAAATAATTCATAACATTCTCTACAAGTGTCTGTGGTAATGCTGAGTCTAATTTCCTATCAGCATTCATTCCAAGAAAACTCATTTCTATTTTATTATTATTCTCTATGACCATAGACCTAAACGGGGCACCATATTTAGCTGGCATTTCTGATAACCTTGCTTTGTAATCTTTTAATGTTACACATCTACCTTGTGCACCGCTACTATATTTGACAAGATATTTAATTTCTTGTGCCGATGGGGCATCTTTACCAGAAATAGCTGTACTTACGTTGGTTACTGATAGAGATTGTATCACACTTGCTTTGATTTTACCATCTAATCCGCTAACATTACCGAAATCAAAATTAACTGTTGTTGCAGCATTGATAGACCCTGGACCTAAATTAGTTTCAGAACCACCTCCAACACGATACATAATAAACATAGTCCAACCCTCTTTAGGTAGCACACCAAGCATATCGTTGTTTATAATTTTAGATGCTTCGTAATCTGCATAAGTTGTTTGAAGTGTTGGAACGTCATCGTATTTAATACCTGCACCAAAAATTACTTTCATATACCCATTATCAGTATATTCAGTAATAAACTTCTGTGATAATGGCTTCCATTCTCCACGATAATATCTACTTGTTCTAACTGTTCCATTATAAGTTGTTTCAGTATAATCATCATAAATTTCTGGATTATATCTGTCCTGTATAATATCAGTATGTCCGCTATAATTCACTTTAGTACCCCATCTATATTGTTCTGCAAGAGAATCACACTCAAAAAAACGATATGTAGTTGTCGCTTCATTGCTTAAACGATATTCTTCAGCATCAATATAATATTCTGACATTTTAGGATTATCTGTATAGTCAGAAGTTTCTTTGAAAATTATAGATTCAATATTCATTACATTTGTTTCTGGTAATACAAACTCCATAAATGGTTGCAAATCTGCTCGTGTAATAACTTTTTTATAAACACGAGTGCTACCATTTCTAACGATAGCGGTTTTCTTAATTGTGTAGCTTGCAACATTACCATTGGTATCTCTATTAGCTATCATTTTTCTATTAGGAACACCATTTTTATTAAACTGTTCAGCAAAGTTTACATCCTCTATGATTTCAAAATTATAATTACCAGCCGAAACAATACTTCCCATGGTTAGAATAGGTGCGTAATCCCAATTTGGTTGTGAAATGTTTTGAGGACTTAATGGAAGAACAACACTAATCTCAACTTCACACATAGATGGTTTTCTGCCTGGTATTTTTATACCATTAGTCCTTGCGATGTTTAATAAAGTACTTTTTAGATTTGCACTATTAATATTAGTCTCTTGGTACATTCTATCCGTGTGATAAGATAAATCATCACCTACAGCACTCATTAAGTCTATAAACCAAGCACCTACGCTTGAATCATTAAAGTCATCAGAAACTTCTGGATAATATTTGTTACTAAAATTTATTAGTTCACTTTTGATATCTTCGAAATTCCTTGCTAAATAATTAATTTTCTTTTCCATAAATTATAATTGTACAACCATACTATCTGTAGTAGTTTTATTTCCTACATTTATTTCGTAATCTACTCTAACGTAAATCTCTAAGTCGTTTTCTACATTTTTAACAACTTGTATATCGTTTATCTTTACATTGTTTACCCATCTACTAACAGAATCTTTTACTTCATTCTTTACAGATTCCCATGTAGTTGTATCACTTGGGTCGAAAATATATTTAATTAAATCCGTACCAAACTCGGGATTCCTTAAACGTTGACCTTTTGGGGTGAATATAACATGCATTAATTGGCTTTTTACTTTACCTTTTAATGAATTATTTAAATCCACATAAAATTTTTGATAATCCTGAGATGTAATGGGATAACGTATGCCAAAATATTGTTTATTAGCCATGTTTTTTTTAACCTTTGATATCTATAATTAGTTGGGTCTTAATTTTTTAAGTAATAATGATATTTTTTATTATTATAAAAAATAACTTTTTATTTTGACATTTGTATATAATAATAAAAAAGGCACGTAAATTTCTTTACGTGCCATGTGTTTTTCATTGGTTTAGACTGCTTTGATAAAAATCTCCTTTATTATCTTTCTCCCATATAATTTGATTTTTAGACCCTCTAAAAGATAAAGTTGTATCTCTTTTATCTTCTATATAGCGTCCATCTACCAAAACATCTATATAAGGAAGTATTTCCTTTCTGTAACATTCTTTAATTTCTTTCAGGGTGTAACCTGTGTAACACCATATATCCTTGTCTGGAAACCTCTCTTTCACAGTCTCACAAAACTTCAATACCTCTTTAAAGTAGAAGCCTAACGGGTCTCCTCCTGATAAAGTCAGTCCTTTGATATAAGGTTTTGACAGCACCCTGAATATTATCTCTTTGTCTTCATCACTAAATACTCTTCCACTGTCTTTGTCCCAAGTATTTTGATTATGACATCCCACACACTGATGATTACACCCAGAAACCCATAAGGTTACACGGCACCCTAATCCGTTGTTAATATCTGGATAACTTATCCCACTTATATTCATAACTTTAAACTTTTTAGATGGTGATGGCTATTAACCACCACCACGTAATTTAAAACTTCTTTATATGTTTAACTCTATCATCTGATTCTTCTTGCTTGCCTGGATTAAATGCTGACTTATAGTCACCTGTAAGATATCCAGTTACACGTCTAAGATGAGAGATGTGTGTACTACCACAAACAGGGCAAACATCACCAATATCTCCACAATATCCACAATCTTCACAAGTGTCAATAGGGACGTTTATTGCGAAATATGGGATATCATTATCCATTGCATAATTAACAATAGTTTCAAGTGCCTCTATATTATTCTTAGTTGAAGATGGTAACTCTACATAAGTAATACACCCAGCATTTGAATAATTAACTAATTGCGCTTCAATGTCAATCTTCTCAAATGGTGTCATCTCCTCCCAAACAGGAACATGAATAGAGTTCGTAAAGTAACACTTATCATGACGCTTGAACTTAATCTTTCTATTCTCGTCATACATGATATTACCATGTTTATCCTTCTCTGGTAAATTGATATATGTTACATTCTCTACATCGCCATACATATCCTTAAACTTCTTCATTGCAGTATAGCATAAATTCTCTGCAGGGGTATAATATACACCGAAGTTAAGTTTATACTTATTCTTGTATTCAGCAGCTCTCTTGTTGAATAACCCTTCTATCTCCTTTGCAAGAGCCATACCCTCTTCTGAAACATGATTCTTGCCTATCAGTATTTGAAGTGTTTCAGCAAGACCTAACTGACCTATAGCTAATGTTCCATGTTTTAATGCTGAACGTATACCCTCTTCTTCCTTATAACCAAGCATTGTGTTATTTTCCCACATAAACTTAGCAGAAGCTGGACTTTGCTTACACATCCACTCGAATCTCTCAAGAAGCATATCTTTAGACTCACTTATCTTTTTATCAAGAATCTTCATAAAGGTTTTCTTGATATCATCCTTCGTGTATTCTGTACCTTCTAATAATGCTTTAGCTTCCATAGCCAATGTTGGCATGATTACTGTAACTGGGGCAAGGTTTCCACGTCCATCTTTAATCTGAGGATTCTGACCCTCGTCAGCATTAATATCTTTACCATTATATGTACGACAATTGTGAGTTACTGTGCAGTCATCTATTAAATAAAGTCTATCACCATCTAATTCAAAGCCGTAAAAATCACCTACTCCAAAATCTTCTATTGATATTGTTGAAGTATCAAAATTACGTATAGAAGTAGAGTTCACACTTCTTTTATGTTCCATTAACATATCATCGTCAAATGAGTGTATATTTAAATGATAATAAGGCTTTAATTTAGAACCCTCACATATACCTGTTCCAATACATTCTCCCCTTGCTTTGATTATATTAGTATTATAACCAAGTGAGTTTGCAATTTTCTGTGCACCTTCTATTAGTGATAAATTCGTGTTACCAAAGCAAACACTCTTTCTACCTCTTCCATTACGAGCCCAGCCGTCAGTATTGATAAGTCCAGCTAATAACTCACTTCTTTGTTTTTTAGAACCATAAAAATATTCTTCTGGTATATGCTTGTTATCAATCAAATTCAAGTCCTTAAGCGCTTTTCTAAAAGGATTTGACTCGTGTTGCTTATCTTTATCTGATATTGTTACAGCATAGCATTTTTCTCCATCTTCGTCTATTTTCAGTTTCCTTCCTATTGATATAGCGTATTCCTCTAAGTCTTTGATAATTTTTTCTTCGTTCTTATTTACACTGAATTTTGCTCCATTCTTCAGCCCATCACCTAACCATAATCCTAAAATATAAGGTGGAATTTTAAAATCTTTTTCATCTAATTCATATGAAGATTTGTAACCTTTGAAGAAACGTCTTGAACTTTCTGGTATTTCCAAAAAATCATGTAAACGAATATTGACTATATCACCTTTCTTGTATCCTTTGTATTCCCTTGAAGCTGTATATTTAAGTGACAAAACATGTCCCTCATTTACAATATAAGACTCTGCTCTACTCTGATTAACTTTAAAAAGTTTGTCATTTCCTCTTATCAATGATTCAACAACTCTTGTTTGACCGTTAACACCCATCAACTTATCACCAACCTTAACATCTTGAACCATTTTTCTTGTTCCGTCTGCCATTACTATAGGTGTATCTTTTGCATGACAACCCATCGTAGAAGTATAAGTACGTGGGTCATTCTTATCATATCCTTCATTAACAGACCAGTCTACATTCACATAATTAGGATATATGCGCATAGATGTTGATTTGAGTGCCAACTTGTAAAGGTCATAGTTAGGGTCGCCTTCTTTTCTATTAACACCCTTCATGCACTGGAAGATACTACAAGGGAATATAGCTGTCTTATGGAATTTACCTACACCCTTAATAGAGCCTTGTAAAAGAGCTTGAATAACTAATCTTCCCTCTGGAAGTGTACAAGTACCATAGTTGATAGATGTAAATGGTAACTGATTACCACTTCTACTTTGTAGTGTATTTAAGTTGTGATATAGACCCTCTACTGCTTGATTGAGTTCATTAAGTGTATCAAACAATGCACTTTGATAAAGTTTTGCATCTAACTTATCTTTATTGTCAAGAGTAAAATCTTCTTCAGATAAACCTGTTTCTTTAAAGAACTCGTTCTTGTAATCCTTAATAAATTTATCAAGTGAAGTTCTTTCTAAGCCGTTTTTATCTTTATAAAATTCTGAAGCGATATTGATAATATCTGAATTATAGAATTTATCACTCTGTTTGATGTATGCATTTATATAATGCTTCATAAAGCTCTTTCTAAAGAACTTAACCATTGTCCAATCCAAATGACTACCACTGACACCACCAAACTGCTGTAATGATTGTAATTGGAATATAACAGCTACTAATTGGAATGCTGTATTAAGTGAATTTGCAGGTCTTACATCGGTCTGTCTTGTGTTGAAACCATTATTAAGCAAATCATCCAATGGACTGGTTAAACAGTTAGTCATACCTACAGCGTATGAATCAAGGTCATGGATATAAATCTCATTGTTTTCATGATTTCTTCTTGCTTTTCTACTCATACAGAAGTCAAGTGCGTACTTCTTTGTTACGAGTCTACTTGCTTCACCCATTCTTCCACCAAATGAGTATTCATCAACATTTGCATTTTGGTTCTGTACATCCTCTGCCAAAAGTTTCTTCTTCAAACTCTTAGTCAACTTATTTTGATTATCACGGACCAATTTATGCATATATCTATAGATGATATAAGATTTTGCAACATCCTGATAATCAGATGACATGAGACATCTTTCTACGTTATCTTGTATCTCTTCAACATCTACAGTTGAATCACTTTCTTCATTATAAACGTTATTTAAACATGCTATAATATTTTCAACAGCATTTTTCTTGATATCTTCAAAACTACCAGATTTAGTGTTTTCAATATGTTTTTTACAAGAATCAAAAGCACTCTCAATGGCTTTTTCGATTTTTCCAAAATGGAATTTTTCAAGTGTATTATCTCTTTTACGAACTAACATTATATGTTTTTATAAATTTAATTATTTCTTATTACTGATATCATTTTTTAACCAACGTTGTAAGAATAAATATGATATATTTCATGTTTCGATTAAAAAAATCTGACCATTATCACGCAATATGCAGATAATCAGTCAGATTAAATTTGAAATTTTTTCAACCTATTATTTTTAGGTGTTATTTTCAAAAACACGTTTAGCTATACTATTAGCAAAATCTTGTTTTTTTACTTGTTTGTCTTTATCCCATTGAGATAAACTATCTACTACGTTGACGTTATCACATGATATTCTACAAGTGCCATTGTTAAACTCTATTCCATCAAAAACTTTTCCTGCCTTACCTGCTCTGTTTTTAAGAATTGCTATAGTAGCTTTATTGTCTTCGATATCTTCAATAGTTCTGGCAATTGACATTACTACGTGTGCAACCTGAATCTTTTTGAATGAACCTCCAGCCTTATCCATTGTAACGAGTTCTGCATTAACAGAATCTTTAGTACCTTGTAAAGGAATCCAGAAAGCCATATCCATTTCGCCTGCCATAGCTTCAAATTTTCTCATAGTCTTTCCTTCTTTTTCCCATTCACTTTGAGTATTAGCATCTCCCTTATGTTCGAGGCATTCAAAGTAGTCAACTATAACGAGGTCTGGTCTAAATCCGTTATTTATTTGCTTTTTAATATATCGTTCAATATCCCACGCTGTTTTCTCACCACTTGGGAAACGATTTATCCTTAGATTTTTGATAAGTTCAGGATAATCCTCTTTGTAATGAGATAATTGATTCTTTACAAACTCAACATAATCTGGTTTACTTAAGTCCTTTGCTTCAATATCAGTAATACGAGCCAAATGCTTGCGCTGTATCTGCTTAATTCTATCCTCGAATACAATTTGTAGTACCTTCTTACCATTTGCAGCTGCATGACCAGCAATTGCTGTTGTCATTGAAGTATTATGTGTAACAATGAAGTAATCTGTCAGATAAAGATGAGATTCTGAATCAACCATGATACATTGTCCATCACAAATAGAGTATGGAGATACAGAAATAATGTATCTTCTACATTCCTCTTTTGATGGATATATTACTTTATTTTGTTCTTCTTCTCTACCAAATATCTTTATATCAGTTGAATATATTTTAACAAGAACTTTATATATGTCATTATCGTCTTTCTCATAAGATGTAATACCACCTAACGAATTGACCAACAAATCAAAATCATTTAATAACTCTTTGTGACGTGTAGTAAACCATGTCTTACCTTCTTCATCTACATATCCACCACCATCCATCATTCCATTCAATAATGAGATACGTACAGATAGTATGTTATATAGATATTCATATCTAATTCCTGTTGCTTTAAATTCACCAATATTCTTTATTACTCTATCTTCTTCATTTGCAAGATATAAACCCATTTCATAAGGTTTAATTTGTATATTGTTAGGATAAAAATCAACAGGAGCTGTAAGAGGAATTGAAAACATAGGTTCATTTCCTTTGTATAAACCCTTCTCCAATATTTCATCTAAAGATAAAACTTTATCATCCCCACCATTTTCACTTACACTCCATAAATGTTCTTTACCACATTCTGTGTAACTACCATCACTAAATGTAACTTTATAAAATTGCCAATTCTTATGAGGGAACACATTTGTTACCTTGTGTGGAAGTCCATCCTCTCCTAATACATCATCTCCTACTTTTATATCACCCATGTGTTTTACACCATAAGGAGTGAAAACTTTAGAATGGTATGGCTGGACTTTTCCAAACGATGAAGGACCAATAATAACACCAAGTTCGCCTTTTGCAATACCGCCCTCCAGAACATCATCAATCATATCAATACCAGTCGGTATTGTAACACGATAATCATCTGAAAGTGTTTCGTTAAGATTATCAAAAACACCATAGCCCATATCTGTAGGTGTTCCAAGAGTCATAGCATTATTAAAAAGTTCATAAATTTCATCGTAATTATCAACTTCTCCATTACTTGCTAATTTCTCTATCTTACGAGCGGTTATAAGCATCTGTTGCTGACGAAAGAACTTTTGCGCTCTTTCTTGAACAAATTTAGAACCGTCTGACGGAGTGTTTTTGATTTTATCTACTAAAGCTACATACTCTTCTCTTTGAATGTCTGAATATGCTTTATCTCTCAAAAGCATCTCCATTACATCATAGGATGGATGTATGTCGTTTTTGTCGTAATACTCTTTTAGAAGTCCAACAAATATTTTTAAATGTGGGTCAGTGAATTTATTCTGTTCGATAATAGGGTTTAACTCACAGAAGAAATCTTTATCAGCCATAAACTCATGTACGAGTTTATATTGATAAGTTTCACCAAGAAATCCTAAAGTAGCATCGTTGTTATTATTCATTTCAAATAAAATAATTTATTCATGACTTTTTATCATGAATGTTTGAAATTTCACCCACGCAGTCTTATCCACGTGGGTGATAGAAATTAATACAATGTGTTGAAGTAATCCTTTGTCTTCTTTGCATACTTCTTTTCAAGTTTGCGCATTCTCTTATAATTCTCATAACCGATATTAAAATTATAATTTTTGTACTTACTTGAATCTGAATCATAAAAATATTCATCAGATGTTGAGAAGTTTTCAATAGCTTCTTTAGGAGACATTTCTCCATGTGTAGAGCACTGATTACAGATTGTATTTATGATAGTCATCAAAATATCTTGCTTATCATAAATCATTTCCTTTAAAGCAGTCAATTCTAACGAAAGACGATTATTGTCCTTAAAGAAATCCTCTTTATCATACGTAAACACTTGTCCATTCTTATTTGTAATCCTAACCTTCTTGTTAGTAAGGTCAACCCTATCCCTAATCATGCGTGGATAGCTATAACCATCCCAAATGCGTGTAATAACAGGCTTCTTGTTGTCACTAATTACAATTTTAAATGTACACTCCCATGGTTCACTAAGCGGTGCAGTAAACTCTTCAGCCACATCAGATGGATTGTAGTAATAGGTAGTATATATACTACTCTTATCCTTCAAATCCTCATCAATCATTCTTACGATGTCATCTACTGTTTCCTTAAACTCAACAGTGTTCATTGAACCCTCAATGTAATTAGGAATTTTAAAATTACGCTTACAAATAATAAAATCGTTTACATAAATAGTGTAATCAAAACGATACTCCTTGTAATCTTGTTTGTTGTCCATTAATCTTTTTAAAATTTAAAATGTTTGACAATATATAATTAAAACTAAATATCTACTATATTAACAATTCGTCCTACTTCCTCATAGAGTTTTATACCCATCTTACCATTACTATTTTTTGTTGTTTCACCTAATCGAAGTTTTCGTAACTTGTTGTGAGAAACAATATTACCAACGGTCTTATTAAATCTGTTGGTCTTCGTACCTTTCTTGGTTGAAGATGTGTATTCTTTATCATAATCATCAAGTACCAATGTTGATGACAGATATTCTTTTAACTCTCTTGTTGTAGCTTGGTAATCTTCCTTTTTAGCAAGGTATTTAACTACAAACGGAACTAAGTTTTTCTCTTTCCACATAACTATATTTATTTTGTTGATGCAAAGATACATGGAAAAAGATTTATAACCAAATTTTCTAACTACTTTTTTTATAATATTTTTTTTCAGAACTAATTAAACGTTCAAACATACCAAAAAGTGAGCCAAATTTGTTCTCATCCAACAATACATTCATCGAGTTTTTTTGAATAATTTTATACACATTAGTAGTTTGTCTACCCTCTGGGTCTATAGGTGCATCTATTGTTTCCTTTAATTCGCTTTCTGCTTCTTCTGTTAATAACGGTTTACTTAAATCTACTATCTTCCAATTTATTTCAAACAATTTATCCCCTTGGCAGCCATCAGTTATTTGATTAATGATGTTTTCAAGCGATTTAAGCGGTTTTTTCTTCTCGGACTTCCTACTATCCAGAAGTTCTTTGGAACGCTCTATAACGTCATCTAAAGTACCTCTACGAGTTTTAAATTCAGGGAATAGTTTAAGGAATGATGTTTCACCAAGTCCTTTAACACCTTTTATATTATCAGATACATCACCGCATAATGTTTTTTCTAAGACAATGTTTTCATGTGTAATACCAAGTTCTTCTACTGAGTTTTTTGTACTTATTGCTTTTTTCTTTCTTGGATTATAAATACAGACATCTTCGTTTATTAATTGAGTAATATCTTTATCTGCTGATACAACTACAATTTTTTCATTAGGTTTTCTATTAATACATCTATAAGCAATAATATCATCACCTTCCACGTTATCAAACATATACTGTCTTACGAATAATTCGTCTAAAATTTCCTGAATGATTCCTCTTTGTCTTTGAAATGATTCATCTTCTGTTTCTCCTCGTACTGTCGTTTGTTTCTTATTACTATGTTTAAGGATATTTTTGCAATAATTAGAGATATATTTGTCATAATCAGTCTGATTTTCACCTACCTCATAATTCTTTCCTCTATTAGCTTTATATTCAGGGTAAATGTTATATCTTAGTATTCCACTCATATAACCATCCCAACATACAGTACATGTTTCAAAATCACGCATTTGTAATATCTGACCCAAAATACGTAAGAAGTTATATACGGCACCATATTCTTCTCCTTTATCATTTAATAATGTTTTATTAACTAACGATATTTTAAGAAGATTATTTCCGTCTACAATTAAAGTATAAATTGGCTTTGTTTGGTCAATATTATTTGCCAATGCAACACTTTTTCTGATTACTTGTTTCATTGTATATATTTTTTGCAAAGATACATTATTTTTCTCATAAAAACAAATAAGAGTGGGATTAACCACTCTTATCTAACGTAAAAACCACCAAGAGGTTTTTGTTGTAATACTTTTATCAAGCTATCAGTTAAATTAGATTGTTTTTCTAAGATATTCCAAGGTAACATTTCGTCCAATCGTTTGTTTAATTCTTCAAGTGCGTTCTGTTTATCCTGTTTTCCTAATTCTAATAACATATTATAATCCATTTGCATTTCAGCTTCTGGTATTTTCACACTACCTGAATATGTACCACGTATCAAACCTAATGTTATCATTGCTTCGGCAACAAGTAATTGTCTAACAGTTTGCTGAGCTGGGTTATTAAGAAATTCATAACGCATTTCGTTTAACGGCACTTGGTCAGGTGTTATAAGAATGTCATCTTTATTCTCTAATCTACATTCATTGACAGCATCTTCTCCACCATCACCTATGTCGTAGTATGTATACCAACAATAACACTTGCTATATCTATTCCAACCCCAAGTATCGTCCGCTGCTAAACCACCTACCATATTTGGTGAACCTGGTGTTGATAAGAGATGTACAAGGTGTGTGCCGTTAGGACCTGCTGTTACTTTGTAAGCAAGGTCACCTCTTAAAAGTGAATTTTTATACTTCAAATCCGCAGCCATAAGTGCTGTATCATAAGCAGAACCAACATAGAAACCTGTAATACCCATTCCATTACCCATGTTTCCATATTGTCCATATCCACCACCGATACCAGTATCAAGTGTTCCAAGATTGCCATATAATGCAGCTTTTGTTGTTGATGGGGTAATATATAGTACTTTGTTAATCTCTCGTCCTGCTGGAATTACATAAACCTGTTTGCCTTGTTCAATTTGAAAAAAATCTTTCTTTAACTCATAACTACCACGTTGCTGTAAACCAACTTCCCTTGAGAACCAGTAAGAAAAATCTCTTGACCAGTCCATAGTACGCACGGTTAATGCATAGGCTACATCGGCAGGGTCTTTCAACAGTGTCTTGTTACCCATCAGATTTAACCATTGTGACTTGATAACCCAGTTTTGTACTTTCTCAGAATAATCACCAATTGCAACTTCAAGTAAGTCACATAACTGATTATCATCTAATTGTATAGTTCTAACTGGTGCACCTAATTTAGTTCTTACAGTCTTAAATAATTTTTTTACTTCTGGTGTTATATCCATTATTATATACTTTTGTAGTGAACTACCCCTGAGCTAAATGCTCATTGGCTTCGGGCTTCGTAGAGGAATGGCTTTCCAAAAGGTAGGTTCTTACTTCCTCTCCACCCGTGTAATCGACAGTCCCTGCCGATGTTTTAATTATTTTAAACGAAATGCATTGCCAGCAATTCGGTTTGTTTCCTATTCGGGTACAATCTGAACCTGTATGTTCTGTTTATCTTTCCCATATCATTTTAAAATATACTAATTCTTTTGTAAATTTCAATAGTTTTTTGTATATTTTTGTCATTAAAGAGGGCTACCGTTATAAAAACAGGTGAGTCCACTCCCTATCATAATACCTTACATCCTACAAACTAAAGTCTTGTGGATTTTACTGCACATATTATAAATAGTTTTATACAAAAAAAAGGAACAGTTTTTAACTGTCCCTAATTATTTATTCTTCACTAACTTCTTCTTCACTGAAAGTTAAATCTTTATCAGTAATATTTTCATCAGTGCTATCACTATTATTCTTATATTCTTCAAGTTTTTTCAACAAGTCCTTTAAATCGGTCTTCTTATAATTATCAAGTTCATCCTCACTAATAATACCATTATGAACGCAACAGAAAGTACTTTCTCTCATAATATTCCATGGGCTTGGAAGCTGATTCTTCGTACTCTTAATTTTAGTGATAATACCGTAATTAACAGTTTCTCCCTTATAAGTACAAGTTAAACGTTTTGTAGCTGCCTTTGCAACACCACCAACATGAAGAATGAGTCGTGCACCATACACGAAAGTTTTACCGCCCTTAAACTCTATTGATGCAGCACCGCCCATTGAGTTCATTGAGTCGTTCCATATCTTATTTACACAGAACATGGTGTTTGTAAATTCACATCCTACACTCTTAGAAGCTGGTATTCGGTTGTTAATAATATTACTAAATGCTTGTGAAATTCCACCTGCATCAAACATATTATTACCACTCTTACTTGCATAAGACTTAAATGAACCAATTGAGCCAATTGAATCCCAAATGAAGCAAATAGGCATTTGTAGTTTACCCTCGTCCTGTTTATCAAGCAGGTCGTTGATTATATAAGATATATCCTCTAATACAGCTTGTTTACGCTTAGTTTTTGTTTGCTTACCAGTGGAATAATCATTCATACCACATTTTTCAGCAAGAATAACGCTATTGTAATAAAGGAATAGTCCTCTGTAATCAACAATACCCTCTTTTACTTCTCCAGTATCTTCGTCAACAATTTCTCCATAAATTTCCTCAAACTCCATACCACAGTCTTTAGCGTAACTGAAATCAAAGTTATTTTCTGTATCAAAAATGACAGGAAGAATACCTTGTTTCTGACATGCTGCAACAACGCAATTGACCAATGTTGATTTACCAGTGTTCGACCATCCGCCTACAATACTTAAATAACCTAAAGGAAGTCCTGGCAATTGTGTAGCTTCTTCAAATGCCTTTGGTAGGTATATGAAATCCATTGGTTTTTCAGCACTTGATTCTCTTGATACCTTCACTTCATCGGTAAAACCTGCAATCGCTCTAATATCATTGACTGAAGGTTTTGCAAAACTTTTCTTTTTAATAGCTTGTCTCATTTTCTAAGTTCTTCTTTCTTATTTCTTTTTTCCAACATTTTCTACATAAGGGTTTGTAAATATCATTACCACCAACCAAAATTTGATTACCCTCAGTAATAATCTTACCATTCTCATCAAATCTTGCATTGATAGACGCTTTTCCACCGCATTCACAATATGACTTCACCTCTTCTATTTCATCGGCTAATTCAAATAGTCTTCTTGACCCATCAAAAGTTCTTGATTCGAAATCAGTTCTTAAACCATAACAATAAACATTGATATTTAAAAAATCAACGATATCACTTAATTGGTTAATCTGTTTTTCGGTGAGAAATTGCGCTTCATCTACTAACACCCAAGATAATTCACTGAAATGAGTTTTCATAACATTGTTAATCTCTTTTACTTTTTCGTAAAGATTAACATTTACACCTACACTAATACAATCTTTTGATAAACCAGCTCTGGAAACTATTTTATTATCACCATCTCTTGTATCAATATTTGGTTTAATAATTATTGTAGGTATATTCTTCTCTTCTAAGTTATGCGCAAGGGCAAGAAGTCTAAGTGACTTAGAACTGCCCATTGCGCCATAATTAAAATATAATTTTGCCATTTATTATTTATTTTTAAAATGGTAAATCCGCTTCGTCATCATTATCATTTGAGAAAATCTCATTAGGTACTTGTGTTGATGGGGTTTCTACTGCATTTCCCGTATTCGCAGTTTCAGGATTAGCTTCAAACTTACTACTTGTATCTGGAGTTAAGTTGTTTTCTAATTCATTCTGATTACGTTCCTCGTCCTCTTGTACCTTTGCATTCTTATCAACGTACATCTGTTTCTCTTTGTCGTAAACAGGTACACCACCCTCAACTAAGATTCTCATATACTCAGGACTCTTTGTAGGGAACACCTCTGTCCACTTCTTCTCATCCTTAATCCAACTAAGTCCTTTCTCAAAATCAGTTGTTAATGGACTTGGGAAGACCTCATCGGCTACTTTATAAGATGTCTTATTGTCCTTTCCACGTGTAATTGTAATGATAAAATCTTCACCATTATTTAGGTCAAAGATATTATAATCGTTACCTTTCTTCTTTCCCGATTCATTTCTAAGTTTATAGAAATTCATCATGTGGTCATAAATACCTTGTTGCTTATTTGAACTATTAAACAACCAGAATTTAACACCATCCTCTTCATGGTCTCTATCAATACATCTAACAACCCACGCTTCCTTTGCTTTATCCATGAAAGCTACTTCTCCAAGTTTCTTCTTTGTAACTTCATCAGTAGCTTCTCTCTGTTGTTCCTGTGCATGACGTGATACTTTACAAATAGGACATTCACATTCCTTACCGTCTTTTGCATTCTTTTCTGGGCAAGGAATCATCTTCCATCCACTCTTAGAAACTTCTCTATTTACACGGATAGTATGAATCCATACTTTCTTAAATGGAGAACCTCCTTCTGGAGAGAATGGTAGTAATCTGATAGTAAGTGTTTTTTCATTTTCCTCCTCTTCCAAGCGAGCCTGTAAATAATTCTTGGTATCGAAGGTTGAATTTTGATTCTTAGGCTGAGAATCTCTTAATACATCGTTGTACTGTTTTTCAACAGCATCTGAATTAATGTTTACATTAAATTGTGTCATAAAATAAAAATTTAAATATTAAAAAATTGATTTGTGAGCCTATATACTCACTTAAACTAAATTATCATTGCAAAGGTGAACTACCCCTGAACTAAATGCTCATTGGTTTCGGACTTCTCTGAGGAATGGCTTTCCAAATGGTTGGCTCTTACTTCCTCTCCACCCGTGTAATCGACAGTCCCTGCCGATATGTTGTTTAATCCGAAACGAAGAATATTAATGGCAGCATTAACATCACGGTCGTGATGAGTATGACAATGAGGACACTCCCACTCACGAACAGACAAATCCTTAATCTGTTTATTAACATACCCACAGACATTGCAAGTTTGTGAGGACGGAAAGTATCGGTCTACCTTCACAACCTTCTTGCCGTTCCATTCTGCCTTGTAGGTAAGCATGGAAATAAAACTACACCAACTTGCATCAGTAATTGACTTGGCAAGGTGATGATTCTTAACCATTCCCTTTACATTCAAATCCTCTATACAGATGGTATCATATCTTCTAACAAGAGATATAGAGCATTTATGTAGAAAATCGGCACGACTATTAGCAATCTTTTCGTGAAGTTTGGCAACTTTGAGTCTTTGGTTTTCAAACCCTCTGCTACCCTTTTTCTTCCGAGAAAGATGACGCTGTGCTTTAGCAAGTTTGCACTCATATCTTCTTGTATATCGGTTATTTTTAAAAGTCTCTCCTTCAGAAGTGATAAGCAAATCCTTTAAACCCATATCCACACCAATCGACTTGCCAGTATTCTCGAGAGAGGTTATACATTCTTCTTCCGTAAAAACAGAAACGAAATATTTTCCACTTGGTGTCTTTGTGATAGTTACCTTTCCTATCTTACCTTTTATCTCACGGTGTACACGACATTTGATACCCTCCTTGAACTTGCGTATAAAAAGTCGCCCACCTGCTACAGATGTAGATTGTGGAACAGTAAAACTATTTTTAGAGTGCTTGGATTTAAACTTAGGAAACTTAGCACGCTTCTTAAAGAAATTGTTATAGGCAGCATCAAGACTGCGGATAGCAAACTGCAATGTTTGGGCATTTACCTCCTTTAACCATGCAGTTTCGTCCTGCTTCTTCAATGTGATAAGTTTCTTTGCTTGCTCATAGTAGTTATCACTCTTACCCGTGAGTTTATATTGTTCTTTACGCTGATTGAGAAAGTAATTGTACACAAAGCGAGAACATCCGAAGTGCTTTGCCAGCAATTCGGTTTGTTTCCTGTTCGGGTACAGTCTGAACTTGTATGTTCTGTTTATCTTTCTCATATCTTTTGCAAAGATACAGAGAAAAATATATATAACCAAATAAAATCTCCGCTATTATATAAATATTTTAATTATCTATATTTAGCGGAGATTATGTACTATATTTTTTGACTAAATTCCAAAAATTTTATTGATATCTTGTATATCGTCATCATCTATTTTGTAGAAAGAATCTGCAATTTGAGATGTGTTAGCATTCTTGATATCATCTTGTGTTAAAGTGTATTGTTTTTCATCCGTTTGTTCTCCACCGTCTGTTACGCTATAGTTGTTTCTATTCTGTATTCTTTTCTCTATAGCCTCTTCTGGAGTTTCTGAAAAACCAGGAGAATCAAATTTACGTCTCATATCCAAACGTTCAATCTGTGTTGGATTCCTTTTCTCGAACTCTTTTCTAAGGTTCATGATTTCTTCATTATTTGAATCAATCATTGTTTCCATTTTTTCGAGAGAAGCCATGAGCCTTTCAATCCTATTATCGACTTTTCCTAAATCAATACCAATCTTATTAGTTTTGTGATTCAACTTCTCTTGCGCATCTGTCAAATCGTCGATATCAATTGTATCACCTTCATCATTGCTTTCTTCGTCGTTACCGTCACCAAATGGGTCTTCAGAATCTTCTAAAGAAGGTTCTCCTATTCCGTTCATTCCATCATCGTTCATTCCGTCGTCACCCATAGTGTCGTTTCCCATGCCTCCCATGTCTTGATTATCCATTCCTTGTGGATTCTCTCCACCCATAGGATTATCACCGCCCATAGGTGAATTTGCTTGTTCAGCACCATTATCCAAGCCGTTGTCATTCTCAGGGTCTACACCTTGGTCAGGCATGTCTTGTTCGTTATCGTCAGCTTCATCAAGTTCTTCTATTGGTGAAATGTATGTTTCATTACACATCCTTAAGAATTGCTTATGTGCTTCCAATAAACCATTTTCTTTCAGATATTTTATATTTGTCATTATTAATCAACCAATAATTCTTTGTTATCTTCGGTAAGGATTGTTTTAGAACTCTCAGTTCTCTCGATAAGTCCTTTATCTTTTCTGATTCTTTTAACGTTCTGTTTCTTATTATCTTCTGTTGAAAGAATCTCCTGTGCCATAGCTACTTTTTCTGCTGTATTCATAACTTCTTTTTTTTCTTCTTTGTTATTAAAAACTATATTATTTTGATTAATATCCATTCTTGATATTCTTCTTGATTGTGATTGCTTTTGTATGAAACGTGCCATAAAACTGTAATTTATTACATATAAATAGTTTATGAGTTTAAAAAGACTGTTATATCTTCAATCTTACTAATATTATATAATCTTAATTTTCCAGATGTCATAATCATAAGTTTGTTCTTGAATTTTGACCAATCAATTAAATAATCCTTATGATTTTGAATAGTATCACCTTTTTCCTCTTTAATCAATTCATTTAAGGCATTGATTGAAAATAAACATCCGTTCTTTACATGAAGAACAGTAGAATTATATAATTTATTAATAAGTCCTTTATTGCTATAAGACTTAAAAGTTACAAGATATTCATTGCTATTCCCTTCAATGATGAATACATAAATTTTGTCAGTATTCATTTTTGTCAGATTCTTAACTTTCTCAATAAACGAAAGTATTTTGTGTTTGTTTACAAAGGTACCGATTAAAACTTCTTTCTTTGATGTCATCTCTTAATCTATATTTTCCATAAGATAAGGCACAGCGTATTTATTTTCATACCCTATCTCTTTAAGAATCTTATGAACTTTTTCGTTATTGTCATAAACAATTTGATTATTTTTATTCATTCTGATTCTTGAAATTATTTTTTCTTTTTTTATACCACAATATTCAAGTAAACTTAACGATATTCCGTAAGTATTATTTTCATATTGAAAATATATCATATTTTTACTAATATAAATATAATTTATTTTTGTATTATTAAATAATATATTATATAATCTTTTTAATTTATTATATTTTATATATATAATATTAA